ACTTATCCTCTGCATGAGCAATAGCATCTATTTGGGTATCTACAGCTCCTACTATATCGGGATGTTCTCCAATACCAACAGGATTTGAAAGATATACTTCTATATTCGCTTTTGCGAGTTCAATATCAGCTTCATACTTTTTTTGTAAAGCTTTAATAAATGGGTCTGACATAATTATCTCCTTAATCTACCACATGACTAAAATTCTTAATTTTAGAAAATTTTATTGTACTTCTAAATTTATCTGCAAGAGCATCTTGTTTATGACTAATCACAAATACATTCTCATCACCAAGTGTGTTTAGAATCTTTAGAAACTCATCTGTACCTGTACCATCAAGTGAGCTGTCAAATATCTCATCAAGTATAAGTAGGTTAGTATTTGCAGAGTTTTTCATCTTTGCAACGGCTCTCCAAGTAAAGAGCAAAGCTAAATCAATACGCATCTTTTCACCTTCACTAAAAGATGTATAAGAAAAATCATCACGATATCGTGACTTAATTGTTTCCTCAAAGTTCTCATCCAAAGTAAAGTTAACATAGAACTCCATAGAAGTTAGATACGTATTGATTAGCTTATTCATAATAGGTAAATATTGTTTTATTATCTTTGTCTTAATACCTGTATCCTGTAACATATTCCTTGCAGTTTCAGAATATGTTTTATCCTCAATTAATTTTATTTTTTGTTCTTCTAAATTTATAAGGGAAGATTTTAACTCTCCAAGTTTTTCATAATCATTTTTATTAACATCAGCGTGTTCTAATTGATTTATTTCAGATTGTAATGTACTATTAAACTTTTCTAGTTGTAGAATAGATTCATTATCTTTTGCTATTTGTACTTCAAGTTCTCTAATATTATTAGCAACCTTAATTATACTTTCTTGTCTTTCTTTATATTTAGCTAACTCATCCTTTAACTCAGACAGTCCTTGAGAGATTTTATCTGTATCTTTTCTTTTCTTTTTTAGAATATCGTCCTTGAATAATTTACTAATATGTTGTTGACAGGTAGGGCAATCTTCATTTGTTTCAAAGAAGTTTATTGTTGACGAGTGAGCTCTGTGTTTTTCATTAAGAGTAGACTTTATACTTTGTAATTTTTGATACTTAGATTTTACAGAATCAGCATCATTAATTTTTTTCATCAAAGTTTTAATTTCAAACTCAAAATCACCTATCTTTGCTAATCTTTTATGAATTTCTTCTTGATTTGATTTCTGTAACTTTATTTTTTCTCCTAGTAACTTATCTTTATTCTTTTCCATCTCATCAATATATTTGTCTTGCAAGTCAACCTTTTCACTTGTTAGACTCGTTTGATACTCTACATCACGAATATCATCAGCATTAACTTTTAATTTCTGTTTCAATAACATATTCATAAGAGAAAATATTTGTATATCTAGTATCTCCTCAACTACCTCACGGCGGTGTCTAGACTTTAACTGCATGAAAGGTATAAATGTAGAGCTACCAAGTATAACAACTTGAGTAAAACTACGATAGTTTAGTTTGAGTATTTGTTGTTCAAGATACTTCTGGTAGTCTCTAACATTTGCATCTTGATTATACATCTTACCATTAATGTATATCTCAAACAAATTTGGTTTAATGCCACGTATCACCTTTATTTTCTTTGAACCTATGTTAAATTCAACCTCAACTAAAGCCCCACTCATATTTACAGTATTGATTAGTTGAGATTTATTGATACTACGAAAGGGTTTACCAAATAAACCAAAGCATAATGCATCAAGAACAGTAGACTTTCCTGCTCCATTTTCACCTATAATAAGTGTTGTAGAATTTCTATCTAGTTGAATTTCGGTAAAGTTATTACCTGTTGAAAGAAAATTCCTCCAACGTACATATTTAAAAGTTATCAAAGTTCTAAGTCCTGAGCCTCGTTATATAAACTCTTCATAGTATTTTTGAGTCTATCTTTACTAAGAGTAATATCAAGCTCATCAATATACTTATCTAGTAGTGTTAGAGTATCTTCTGTATTTTCGACAATATCATCTGATACATTACTTGCATCAAGTTCACTAAAGTCTTCTATTATCTTTACTTCATGGCAATCTGCTTTTAAAAGTTTATCTGTAAATTTATCAAACTCATATAGGTCTTTCTTATTTACAACAATTACTTTTACATAATGATCTTTGTATTGTGCGACATCATGCTTACTATAATCATTTTGAGAATCATCGTAGTAAATCTTCTTAAATAAAGTAAAAGGATTTACTATTCGTTCTAGTTCTTTTGTTGCTGTATCATAAATATGAAACCCTTTAGGATCATCACAATCATTCCAATAAATCTCATATGGTGTACCAAGATAATATATTTGACCATCATCTGACTTGTGGTGAAAATGACCACTGAACACTGTCTCAAACCTTTTAAAAGAATCCTTATCCCATCCACCATCACAAACCATAGCGTTTGCGTTCATGGCAAAACCATCAATCTCTAAGTGTCCCATAAGAATATCTGATTGAGCGTTTTTTAATGCATCCATAGACTCGTTATAATTATTTGCATTTATCCAAGGCATTAGTAGTATAGGAGTTTCATCAAACTCTACAATTTCTGGGCCAGTATATACTTTAAATTTATTACTTACCAATTCTTCCATAGAATTAACTTCACTGGTATTCTTATAGTAAGTATCATGGTTTCCCACTATCAAATGTAAATCAACACCTAACTCTTCAAACTTGTCTATAAACCTTTTTCTAAAATCAGTTGCAGTTTTATATGAGACATACTTACGCCTATCCATAACATCACCCATATGAATACAAGTAGTAATCCCTCTCTCTACTAATGTAGGGAAAAATAAATTTTCATAAAATTTAAAAAAGTATTCATTAAAGTTTGCGTTATCATTACGAGCACCAAAGTGTGTATCAGTAATTATTGCAATTTTCAATCTGAACCTCTTTCGACAACTCTATCAATATCTTCATCTTCCATAAAATTTTCTAATCCCTTCTTTTTAGCAACTTCTTTTTTCTTTGGCTTATACACATCCTCATCAGGAAGCATAATTGTAGGATCAAAACCAATTACGGAATATCCAGTATCATCGCCTTCCATAGTAGTCCAAGATTCATAGTTTCTATTTTCTATCATTTTATTCTTAACATGAGTTTGTTTCTTTTCTCTTTGTATTCTACGTAAAAATGCATAGTAAATAATTTGTGTAAAATATGCAAATGGGTTACTAGATTTCTCTGGGTTAAAGTTCTTTACATATTGCAGACAATTTTCTATACCATCAGATACCATCTCTTCTCTATATGTATAGTTTATAAAGTTAGGTCTATATGCTAAATGATTTGCAATCTTTAAAAAACATTCACCAATATAATCAGTAACAGGTGGTATGTTTTCTTCATCTGGCCAAGTTTTTCTCCAATCAATCATTGCTTGAAGAAATTTCTTATTATCTACGTAATGTGGTTTCTTTGGTTTCTTTACCATAATAGCTCCTTAGATATATTCTTTAATATAAACTAAGTTATCATAAATGTCAATGTACTTATGTAATATCTTTTTTTCAAAAGGGAATTGACAGAAAGCAATATCGTCTATATACTCAACTATGTTGAGGTTTAATGAATAGACTTACTTTCTGTTTCTAATTCTTCTAATAAATCTTCATATACATCATCATTAGATATTTCTTCTAATGTTTCTTCATTATTGTGTTGCCAATCTTCTATTCTTTTTAAAACATACTCATAGTATCTGGAAAGTCCTGGCGATGCTACAGCCGTTGTTACGACTGTCGATTTTGCGAGAGTAAAATAATTTTGTTCTGTATATGGTTGTATCCATCGGCTCAAATTTAAAGAATCAAGTTCTCCATTTTTTGTCATTTGTGGAAACACTGACATTAAAAGAGGATTCTCTATTTCAATATCTGCTTCATTTTCTGAAGTTAAAGTCGCAATAATATCTTCGCCATTAGATAGCTTAATAACTTTATAGGTTGTGTCGTTCTTATTTAATCTAGAACTAATCATACTAAGCTCCTAAAAGTAATAGATATTTTATGATAAAAGAACATCCAGATAAACACAATGCTACTCCAATTAACATTACTATATTTATTATTTTTTTAATCATAATTTTACCTTACTAATATCGTAATCGAATTGTTCTTCGTTGTAAATATTTAGTCTTTCTGTAAAATGGTTAAGAGTAAAATTTCTTCTTTCATTATAGCTAATATCATCTGCAATATCATATATTAAAATGGAATCTTTGCTGTTACTCCTACGGAGTCCACGCCCGATTGACTGTAGTACTCTAATCTTTGACTTACTTGGACTTGCGAGCACGATGTTATTAATATTACGGATGTTAATACCAGTGCTAAAAACACCAAACGAAGCGATGGTAGTTGATTTAGTGTGTGTTTCAACCAAACCTCGAATTTTTTCCCTATCACTAGTATCTGTTCCACCATATACAAAATATACATTTTCACTTCCTTTCATTTTGTCATTTAAAATTTTACCATGTTTCTCTACAAGTTGAAAGAGACACAGAGTGTTACCATTAAGATGCCGTAGTAAATTGACCACGAAATCAATTCTTTTTTCGTTAGAGACAATATATTCCAGCTCTTCAGCATAAGTCATTTTCTCTCTTATATTTGGATGTCTTAATATAAGACATTTTATTTTTAAGTTTGCAAGTGTACTTTTGTCTATAAGTTCTTTTGTAGTAACAACTTTTTCAGCTGCACCAAATAAACCCTCTAGTACTAATTGATGCGTCTGTGTACCGTCTAAAGTTCCTGTAAGACCGAATCTATACTTACAGTGGTGCATCTTAGTCATAATACCAGTGAGAGACTTTGCTTTAAACATATGAGCTTCGTCACCGATTACACACCCAAACTGATCAAAATATTTCCGTGGCATTTTATATAGAGATTGCCACGTAGATATGACTACATCTTTATCTACCTTTGTAGTATAACCTTGATATACTTTTTGACAGTATGTTCCAGAACTCCAACCATAATCTTCAAAGTCTGTGTACATCTGTTCAACAAGAGATGTAGTGGGAACAAGTATTAGTGTTTTTAATTCTTTCATCTGGTAGTAACGTACCAGAGAATATATTATTAGCGACTTACCACTAGCAGTAGGACTAACAAGAA